GCCCCAGTGCAATGTTTATCCAAGCATTCACTGACGGTTCGTCTAAGGGCAGGACGCTGGGCCCCGACCCCAGAGATGTTGGTTCGATTCCAACACCGTTAACTACATTGGAGGAGGTTTGGCAGAGCGGTTGAATGCACTTGTCTTGAAAACAAGCTTACGTGAAAGCGTAACCGGGGTTCAAATCCCTGAGCCTCCGCTATTTATAATTAATATTTTTAAAACCATGAATGAAGTGACAGTTACAGTTCTTCCCCACCCCGTAACCATGTTTATGTTAGGGGGTATGTTATTAGGTTTAGTTTTGCTATTTATGGCATATATGAAAACCTCTCACGAAGTAAAAGAGTATAAAAGGGAACTCCGAAAGATTAACGATAATCTTGAAGTTTCAAAAGTTGACATTAACAAAGCTGTTAGTGAAATTTCTCGTAAAGTTGACTCACGAATTGACAAAGCCCTTGGCTCTATCAAAAAGTAATCATATATTTAAGTACTGAGTCTAGCCAATCTGAGGGGGTTATAGCACTCGTAATCCAAAAGTGGCGTCTAAAGCTATGCTGGTGGGAGCCCAGGACACTTCCCCCCTCAACCTATACTGCACTCCAGGGTGTATAAAAATCCGTAACAGGTGCACCTGTAGCGGTTGACTTCGGAGAAAAGAATTCAAAGGGGGAGGTACGTGAACCGATAGCGTCTTAGAAAAAACCCTCCCTATAAGCTTCCTTAGCTCAGTTGGTAGAGCCACTGATTTGTAATCAGTAGGTCGTTGGTTCAAGTCCGACAGGAAGCTCAAAGATAAAGCCATATTCGGAGTATGGTTTTTCCTCGGGTTTCTTTGTTCCCATTAAAGACAAAGTGGTGGCTTTCCTATCATTGGAATGGAGCCTAGTTTTATATGTTTCTATCAAAAACATTTACAGTCCCGACAATTTAAAGGACTAAAGTGGAAGGGGTTCATTAGAATCCCTTCCTTACTTTCACATATATGTATATGCAGATGGACATTAATAAGATATTTGATCTATTTGGTTCAGCAGATTTTGACACTCCATTAGAGAAAAAAGCCAAAGCTGCTGATGGTCTTATATTGATCCAAGAAACACCTATGTTTTGGATTGGTATGTTTAAAAAGATTATTTTAAACAATCAAGTATTTTATCATCAATTAAAAAGCCACCTTCCAGAAGAACTATTAAAAGAAATAGCTCAAGGGGATGATTTGGCAGACATGGTTACGTACTCAAGAGCATGGTTTTATATCTCTAAACTAGATTTAAAGCGTAGAGTAGACATAGATGCATTATCAACATTTACAGATGATGATCTACTTTATGCTTCAGAGATGGCACTTCGTTTTTTTGAAAACCGAGAAGAATACGAAAAGTGTGCTCATATTAAAAAAATCCAAGATACTATTAAAAAAATATTGGATAAAGCGTGATTCTATATCACTCTATCATTATATTATTATATAACTAAAAAATTCGATTATGCGAAATCCAGACTTGGCGATGCAAAAACTAGAAAAACTTAATGGTAAATTGACAACCATGAAAGTTATGATTACTCGCCCAACAACCACTACAGATCAATACCATCAATTAATTGCGGAAGCAGATGAATTAGTTGAAGATCTTAAAATGATGGTACAACGTCAAAACTAATTTAAATTAAAGTTATGAATCTTACAGCAGAACAAATCCAAAACAATTGGAACGTATTTTTGAGTATTATTGAGGAACATATTTCCTCACCCCGTAAAGAAAAACTACTTGAATTCTATGATCAGTATGCTGAGCGCGTTATGCTCATGCCAGCGGCTCATAAAAAAGAATATCATAACGCTTTTCCCGGGGGGTATGTAGAACACGTTATTCGTGTTGTACGTTGTGCTCTTAAACAACACCAATTGTGGGCTGATGAGAATGCAGACATGTCTGGTTACACTATTGAGGAACTAGTATTTGCTGCTCTTAATCACGATTTAGGTAAAATGGGAGATGAAGACCATGAGTCATACATCCCCCAGACTGACCAATGGCGTAAAGATAAGTTAGGTGAGGACTATATGTTCAACACTAAACTTGCATTTGCTTCGGTTCCAGACCGTGGTTTATTCATGCTTCAATCACATGATATCCAATATACGTTTAACGAGATGTTGGCGATTCAAACACACGATGGTTTGTATGATGAAGCAAATAAAAAATATCTTATGACCTATATGCCCGAACAAAAACCACGTACTTGCCTTCCATTTGTTCTTCACTTTGCTGATATGATGGCTGCTCGTATTGAGTTTGAACGTGAATGGTTACCTAAATTTAACGGAGAAATCCCTGCTAAAAAGAACTTTAAAATAGAAACCAAGAGGCCTACTCCTGTTGCTGCAAAGCAAAAGGCACTTAGTTCCGTTAGAAGTGAAGGTTTAAAAAATTTATTAGATAATCTATGATCTATATTATATCTATTTTATCCATACTGGTCGTGGTCCTAGGATTTACGACCTTTAACCTTTTAAGGAAAACTGAAAGGTACGAGGATGAGCTCAACAAAAGACAAGACGCTATTATCTCTTACCAGGAATATATCAATGGGTTAGGGAGTACAGTAGAGTTTATGAATACACGAATTAAGGAAATTGATGCTAAAGGTACTTTTAGTAGCGATGATGAAGTAGGGTTTTTCTTTGAGCGACTTAAAATGCTAAATGATATGCTAAGACCCTATAATGTTAAACTATGAGTGAAATAACCCCAAAAAAGAAAAAAGGTGTACAATACTTTACTCAAGAGACAGAAGATGCTATTGTAAGGTATAATAAATCAACTGACCCTGTAGAAAGGGAAAAGATATACCACAGATATATTCATTATGCTTTCTTTAAGTTAACGGAGAATATTATCCATACCTTTAAATTTTATTATACTGAGGTAGAAAACATTGAGGATCTTCAACATGAAGTAATTACCTTCTTGTTATCTAAAATGCATTTGTACGATCAAACTAAAGGATCTAAAGCATATTCTTACTTTGGTACAATCGTAAAACGATATTTAATTATATCAAACACGAGAAACTATAAGCGTAGAATTGATAAAGCCCCAGTTGAAGGAGTAGAAGAAGATGAACGTCATTCATACGTTATTGATGAAACTACCGCTAGTGATCCTCACCAAGACAAACTATCTATTTTTATAGATCTTTATACAGAATATTGTACTGAGAATATTTTTGAATTGTTCGCTAAAGATGAGGATGCTCAAATAGCAGATGCGATTTTAGAATTATTTCGTAAAAGAGAAGACATAGATATATTTAATAAAAAAGCTCTATACATTTATATTCGCGAACAGGTTGATGCTAAAACACCCAAAATCACTAAAATAGCGAATCAGCTGTACGATATATTTAAACGCAACTATATCTATTATCTAGAGCACGGTTATGTAGATTTTAAATAACTTAGTATTTATAACTATGAGCCAGTTTGATAAAATAGTATTTGGTAAGAAAAAATTCTCAGATATTTTAGAAGAGATTTATACTAACCAACAGAAAAAAGATAAGCAGGTAACTACCCTTATCAATGAGCTTAAGCCTATGATGGAAGACATAGGTGACGCTACTCTTATTGTTCCATTAATCAAAGAATATATGGAAATAGGAGTTAAAAACGATGACCTTTTAATTAAAATGGCTGCTTTAGCACAACGTGCTATGAACAGTGAAGGTGGAGAAAGCGCATTAGGTATCTCAGACGAGGAAAAACAACAACTACTTGATGAAATAAGCAAGTTTAAAGCTGAATAAGAAATGGCTAGTAGTAGAGGTTTAATAGCTATTAATAATGTAGCTAATAATTCTAAACAGAATAGTTTTGGGACCTTTACCAATATGGGACTTAATAGTCTTATAGTAACAGGACGCATTATTAGTATAGTTTTAGATGAATCTCATCCAAGATTTCAAGAATTTGGTGAATGGAATGGATTAGGTACTATTGAATTTGATTTAGTAGATTCACCAACCCCACCAAATCAACTTTATCCTGTAGCTAAACCTTTAAATCCTTCAGTTAAAAGTTTCCCTTTAATAAATGAAATTGTTTATATATTAGCTTTACCTAATACTAATATAGGTGAGTTTGCTTCTACTAAAACTAATTATTATATAAACACAATAGGAATTTGGAATCACCCCCACCATAATGCTTTTCCACAAAATTCAAATATACTTCCTCCCTCACAACAAAAAGACTATGTTCAAACTGAATTAGGTAGTGTAAGAAGAGTAACAGATCAATCAACTGAAATATTTTTAGGGAGAACATTTGTTGAAAGAGGTAATATTCATCCTCTTTTACCATTTGAGGGGGATAAAATTATAGAAGGTAGATGGGGTAATTCAATTCGTTTAGGCTCTACTGTAAAGAATACCCCAAATACTTGGTCTTCAATAGGAGAAAATGGAGACCCAATTACTATTATTCGTAATGGTCAAGGTAACCAAACCGATGAAGGGTGGATTC